GTATGACGTCAACGAGCGGATGATTGAGGAGGATGGCAAGCTCATCATCCGGCGGCACCAGAACGTGCAGGCTTTGCTCGACGAAAACCATGAGATTGCATCGTACGCTCCAAGCGCGCACGGGGATGCCAAGTTCCGGCTTGCCGGGCGGATCCCGTTGGTCATCGCGGAGCAGTGGGCTATGGAGTGCGGCGAGGCCGTCGGCACGCAGGGCTTCGCGCAGTACGTCCGAAAGAAACTGGCAGACGGCGACTTCGCCAAATTCCGCGTGAAAGGGTTCTGACATGGCCGACGAGGCGAACACCCCCAACCATCGCTACTACAAGCCGGAGAACAACATTCTCCTGCAGCCCAACGAGACCACCAAGACGATCATCAAGGCGTCGGCGATCACGAAGATCGACGCGCACATCGCGGCTCTGGCTGCACTGCGTGGGGAATAATAGCGAGGGGCGCTATGGTTTGGATAAGCCGTAGCGCAGTCTGATCTTCGACCAACACAAAGCAACCCGTGACGGTTTCTTGTTTGTGTGCGCCCCTCGCAACTCAAATTAGCGGGTCACTCTGCGGCCCGCAAGGGTATAATCTCGAAGCTGGATCTCATGCCCTGCCCCTGCTCGCCAGCGCCCGCTCGACTGCGGCCTTGCTGGCCGAGAACTTAACCTTCGGCGCGTCGTCACCGTACATTTCGTCGTCATTCGGCTCCTTGGGTGCCGTGATGGGCTTCCCGAAGGTCGTCGTCGGCAGGACGATCCCGAACCGTTCGCAGGCGGCCACAATCGAGTTGCGCGAAAATCCGTAGTGTTTCGCGGCTTGGCTTGCCGACCACCGAAAAATCAGTGCGGCTTGCATCATGTCACGGGTTATAAGTCTCCGGCCACCCATCGTTGGCTCTCCTTTTGATAGTTGAAATTTCTGGCAGGTTGCCTGCCGCCATGTATTCGATCAGTTCGAACTGATCTTGAGTAACCCACCACCCCGGCAGCTTGACATAGCCTGCGTCACGCAAGGCGCGGGCTGCGGGGCTGTCGCTGGCGGATCGGGTCATGGTCACACTTCCCAGAGGTGCGGCCTGCCGGGTGCCTCAGCCGTGAAGAAGCCGAAGGCGTTGTGAAAGTCGTGCAAGGCATTGATGTAATCTCGCAGCCGTGCGTTCTCGACGTTGGCTTCCGCCATCCTCTCCATCATGTCGATGATGCGCTTGGCTTCTTCTGCCCGCTCACACAGCATGACTTTGAGGTCACGCTTTGCAAGCCGCTCTGATGGGCGGTCAAAGTAAACAGGATGCGGATAGGTTATGTCGCACATAATCCGCTCCATATTGCCTTTGGTGGTGCGGTACAGCTTCAAGCTACTCATGGTTCTCTCCTTTGATCTCTGCGAGGGTCGCGCGGGCAATCACATTCCCCTCACTGTTTCCGTATCTATCGCCGTTACCTAGTCGGGCCAGTCTATCCAAAGCCTCCACCGCCTTCGCCAGCTTGGCCGTCATGGCTTCGATGCGGTCGGCCAGTTCCCCGGTCACGTCCTCGGCCCGCTTGCCGTCGCCCTTCAAAACGCGGATGTCAGTCATGGCTTTCTCCTTTGATCTCTGCGATCTCTTCGATGAAGTCAGATATCTCCTCATACAACGTTGAGCTGAGATCGCGTTTCTCCTTAACTAAGGATTTTCCAAGCAGACCTACCGCCTTCGTCAGCTTGGCTTCGAGGGCTTCGATGCGGTCGGCGGCGGCAAGGCGGGTTTCCCAGATCGGGTCTTGCCATTCGTATGACTGACTTTCTCGCAGCCGTGCGATCAGTTCTGCGTTACTCATGTCTCTCTCCTTTGATCTCTGCGAGGGTGGCGAGGGCTACATCTCCGTCTCCATACATTGCACACCACTGCAAAGCCTCCACAGCCTTCGCCAGCTTGGCTTCAAGGTCAGCCACGGTATTGTCCATCACGGCCTGCGCCATGCGGCAGGTGTTCAGCTCCTTCTCCACCTCCTCCGCATAAGCCTCGGCCTCTTCGGCGTCCTTCCGTGCGGCTGAGAGTTGTTCGGTGAGGGCTTTGATGCGGCTGGCCACAATCTTCACGGCTTCGGCGCTGTCACACTCGCAATAAGGGTCTTTAAGCCCCCGGTCCCTGTAAGCTTCGTCGCAGCGGCACCTTACAACATCTTGCAACTCGGCCATTGCCAGCGTCAGTTCTTCGTCACTCATGGCTCTCTCCTTTGATCTCTGCGAGGGTGGCGAGGGCGATGTCGCGCATATCTTTGAATGCTTCTTCCACCTCATAGTCTTCGCCCCAGATCATTTGCTCATCGCGCTTAGCAATGGCGAGCAGCCCAGCTTCCGCCTTCGCCAGCTTGGCTTCGAGGTCACGCACAGCCTGCGTCCCGATCTTGTCACACTCAGCATAGGCGTCCCGGTATTTCTCACAGGTTGCCAGCTTGTCGTTAGCCTCGATCAGGGCAACGTGCATCTCGCCGTAGGTGTTGTTCGCATCGGCCAGCTTGAAGGCATAGTCATCCCTCTCCTTCTCCGCCTCGGCAATCCCGTTCTCCATCACGACCTGAGCCATGCGGCAGGTTTTGAGGTCACGCTCCAACTCCTCCGCATAAGCCTCGGCCTCCTTGGCGTCAGCACGGGCGGCTTCGAGTTGCTCGGTCAAGGCTTCGATGCGGTCGGCGGCGGCAACGTCGTCATCCCACGTCGCACCTTCTCGCAGCCGTGCAATCAGTTCTGCGTCAGTCATGTCTTGCTTCCCTCTTGCTTCAGGTCTGAGATGGTGGCGCGCCATTCCTTAACCACGCCGGGGATGTAGTAATTTCCCTCAATCGACTTCGCCATTTTGTTGCCGATCCCCAGCGCCTTCGCCAGCTTGTCAGTCAGAGCCTCGATGCGGGCGGCGGATTTGCGGCACCAATCGCAAGCCATTTCTTTGGTCGCATGTACTGGATAGCCGCAAGCGCCACAGCATGTTTGGTCACTCATGGCTCTCTCCTTTGATCAACGCGCTGTCAGCTTCTGCCAGTGTTTCTGCTAAATCGCGAACAGGAATGCCGCGCAAAATTCTTTCTGGGATAGGGCGAATGCGGTTTAGTGCAGACCGAAGCGCATCCCGCTCCTTGGTGAGGGCTTCGATGCGGTCGGCAAGATCACCATAAAGCGCACCTGTGGACATTCGGTCATCACGCTGAGCAAGTCGTGCCATCTTCACCAGTTCTTCGTCAGTCATTTCCGTGGCCTCCGCTGCTTGCTGTCTTTCCAATCCACTGTCCCGATCTGCACGATGCCGGGGAAGTCGTCGATGCGGCGAACATCGGTTGGAAGGCGATACATCCAGTGTCCCCCACAGGTTGTTGCCTCAACGTCGCTGCAATGCACCTTACCGCTTTCATCCCTCGCCACCCACTCAACCCAATCAGGCAGTCGATCCCATGCGATCACGTCTTGGGTCTTGGGCAGGGGGACGGTGCGGTAGATATGATCTTCAAGCCAGCTTGGTCGGGTCACAGTCCACACCGAGGCCGCGCTGTAATACTCAATAACCCCACCCGCCTTCTCATGCTCATGCAGCGCAGCCTTTTCCTCGTCAGTCAGCAGGCCATACGGCACTCGGTTGTTGGTCATGTCGATCATTTCACACAGCTCCCCTCAACCCATTGCTTGCCTGCGTCGATGCACTGTTCGTAGCGCACCTGACTTTTCTCCGTCTCATCGAAGATCACCTGACCCAGCCCGTAGATGAAGAACGCAAGGCAGGCGATGCCCGCCAGCGGCACGATGTTGTCCCAAAAGTCTCTCATTTCCGCCCCCTCGCCCAAGCCAGCCGCGAGATGCTGTTGGACAGAGCATCCAGATCTGCCACCGTCATGTCGCGGTTGTCTAAGATGGCCATGAAGATTGTGTCTGCAAACTTCTTGCTGGGAAGCACCTGTGCGCCCCTGAGAATGGCCAAGACCGCCTCGGCCTGCACATCTCGCACTGGCATGGTTTCTGATTTCTTGCGGAAAAACATCATGCGTCCTCCTCCGGGAAGTCAAAGCAGGTGAGCCGCACCAACTGTCCCGACGCTGCCAACTCCGACAGCTTGGCGGAAATCTTGGCGTCGGCCATGTTCAGCGATGTCGCGATCTCCTCAACCGTGCCACGGCCATCGCTTTCGATTAGGTCCAAGATCATCTCGGCCAGTGCGTCTTCTTGCGGCGCAGGTGCTGCATCCAAGATGCTCACCGCCAGCCAAGGCGTGCGGTCGGGCCGGGTCATGTTCGGCACCACGATGGCCTGCACCTTCTGTCCGACACGCACGCCCTTGTTGAGCATGACCTTCGACGGGATGAATACGTTCTCGTTGTTCTCGGTCGGCGCGATGGCACTGCCAGTGACCAGTTGGTTAGTTAGTAGGATTGTTTGCTGCATTGTTCTCTTCCAGTTGCTTGAGTTGGTCTTCGGCATCGCGGATGTAAAAAGCCAAAACCGTGGTCTCCTGTGACAGCCACGATGGCCTGACGCCGCTCCCATATCTCTTCTCCAGATCGTCCATCTGGGCCTGCTTGTGGGCGATATACTCGCGGAGTTTGTCTGCTTCGGTCATCAGTAGATCCCCAGCCTGTCTAGTGCGAAGTATGATTGCTTGTAGTGCTTTATGAGGCGATTAACGCTGGCGATCCTTGAAGTTACCTGCGGGGTCGGCGCAGTGTCATTGACGATGGTCAGTGTCTCAAGATAATCCCACAGGGCGGTCAGGACGATATGTGTGTCGTCGGCACCGAGCTTTACGGCCATCAGATCCACCCCATCCCGAGGCCCAACATGAAGCCAGCGTACAGCAGGCCGAAGAGGCAGAAGATGCCGATCAGGTCGGCAAGAACGTCTCTGATACGCATTATTTGATTTCCTTGTTGGCGTTGATGGCAGATGTCAGGCGCTGGCGCAGTTCAATGCGGCGCAGGTTGTGCAGCATCTCACTGAGGTCGTGATAATCTGGCTGGTCGTGCGTGCTGTAGTCCATGTCGCGGTCGATGCAATCCAGCGCGGTCTCGGCCTGCTCCAGCGTGATGGTGATGGTGATGTTGGTCATGCTAGTCTCCTATTAAAACGGCGGATCTTCGCCGGGGTAAGTTGGTTTCCACTGGGGCGGCGCGTAGGCTGCGGGCTGTGGGGCGGGCTTCGGCGGGTCCTGCCGGGGGATGATCCCCAGCAGGTTGAGGTGGTCGGAGAGGGTCACTTGATATTATCCCACGCAGATTTGTGCTTGCCGCCCTGCCAGCCGTGCCCGGTAGACGTGTCGCTGACGCGCACAGTCGCCCAGCCATGCTCGTTCCACTCGGTTAGGCGCTCATATGTGGCAACGCCTGCAAAGCCCCAGCTATCACGGGTCTCGCGGGTTTTGGTTTCCAGTGCGGTCATCTTGGTCATCCTGTTTGCTAGTTCGTGCCACCACTTATAAACCCTGATTTGCAGCGTGCAAGAAAATAAATACACTTGACGCTAATTATTTTAGCCTCTAGGTCTGGTGGCACCGAAACACAGGAGAGCGCCAATGATGGCCCAACGACAAATCAGGGACTGGTGCGCCAAGGACGGGCGCAAGCTGGGCTGGATCGCCCAGCAGATCCCCGTGGCATCGTCCAGCTTCAGCCGTTGGATGACGGGGAGGTTCGTGCCGTCGGCAGTCTACCGCCACCGCATCGCCGACATCACGGGCATTGAGGATTTGCGGTTTGAGGAAGAGTGGGTGTCCAAGTGAACCGGGCAAAAATCTTGGACACGGCCAAAGAGTTCATCATGGTTGACCGCGCGGCGACGCACGGGTCCGCCGAGGACAACTTCGGCCTGATTGCGGCGTACTGGTCAGCCCACTTGAACCGCAACATCCGCCCGCACGACGTGGCCGTGATGATGACGCTGATGAAGCTGGCGCGGGCCAAGTCGAACCCCAAGCACATCGACAACTGGATCGACGGCTGCGGGTATCTGGCGCTTGGCGGTGAAGCCGCAGGGGAGGAAGTATGACCCTGATCCTCGGCATCGACCCCGGCAAGAGCGGAGCCTTTGCGTTGTTGAACACCGACGACATGCAGGTCACGACCTATGACATGCCCGGCACGCTGGAAGATAAGCGCGCCCTGATCTCGGACATCGGCAGGGTTAAGTGCTGCTGGCTGGAGCGGCCCTTTTTCCCGAGAATGATCGGGATCAAGAACGCGGTCACCATCGCCGTCGCCTACGGTGAACTGAAGGCCTGCCTGTTCTTCGCGGGCGTGCCAACCTTTGAGGTGGATCCGTCCGC